ACGTGTAGGACATGAAAAAACAAGAGTTATATAATATTCTCATAAAAGGTAAGGTAGTATTTTCTGGTCTCTCAGAGTATGAAATGTTTGAGAGACTTGAAGACTTATCGATAGAATTCTATCAGACAGGTTTACCTCATCCAAGTGATATAAAAACTGAAATTACAACGGAGTAACTATGGCAAAAGTAAGAACAGGAATAAGTGGTGATACATTTGTAGAATCACGCCCTAAAAAATCTCGTCAAGGAAATGGCAAACACTCGAAATACTCGGCAACATCCCGTAACTCGTCTCGTAAAAGATATAGAGGACAAGGAAGATAATCGATGCCAGCACTAATTTGTAATCTTCCTGCCTATGAGGTATGGGTAAGAAAAGAGTATTTAACTGATCATCAAAGTGGTCGTGGTGAATTTGTAAAGGGTATATGGGTATCTGCAAAGTCAATACCTGGTCGGGCATTTTATTTTGAGACTTATTTACCAGAGTATGCGGCAATGTATGATAAATTGCCTATTTCTGCGTTTTTAAGTGAACCAGAAATACCTGATCCAGATATGGAACTTCATAATTTACAGTTTTGGAACTGTATGGACTATGGTGTTGTTGCTGTACAGAAACAATTTGTTGGATCAATGCATTATGAAGTTGCAACAAGAGACTATGGTAACCAAACAGGCACTTATATTTGTACTTTAGATAATTATCATCAAGATCCAGATGTAATTGACTACTCAACAAGTGAAAATCCACCTGAACATAAGTCTCATAACCTCATTGAACTTGATAATGGGCAGTTTTGTCTCTATCCAAACAACCGAACACGCATTTTTGACAATAGTTTAACTCCAGAAACACCAAAAATACCTGATTTTAAGGTTTCAACCGTATTTTACCAAGTTGAAAACGGTCATGATCGAGATGGACTCGGAAATGATGAAAATTATTTTTGGAAAACGTCAAAAGAACGTAAAAATGACTCAGAAATCGCCTAAAAAGGCGATTTTTTTATGTTTTTTT